TTTCGTGGCTCAGCAAACTTGAAAGGTTCATCATCTGGTATCATGCTGTTCTCCCTCCCAATCTTTTAGTGGTTCATCTTGTGCTTCATGATCTATGTCCTCGAAGAGGTTGCCAGTGACAGGCATCGTGTCGGGCGTGAAGTGCTTCTTGCGCTTGGTGCGCTTGCCGTAGGCGAGTGCCTTGCCATTTGGTGCGATGTCGCCCAGCTGCGGCCCCTCGCTTGCGTCTCCATCCACAGCGTCGATGAAGTCCTGAGCGTCGAGCATCGTCAGCAGCACGTCGGTAAGGTTCTGGCATTGCATCTTTGCGCCCATCATTCGCAGTCGCTTGTAGATGCCTCGCATGGTGACCTCGGCCACGCGCTCGAGGATGTCATCGACACACTCCGTCTGGTGGGTCATCGCACCCATCCACGGCTTGTCAACCATGACAGCACCGAAGCCTCGGTGACCTTCTTGTTCGAGGATCAGGATGACCTGGGCAACCTTCAGCTGGTCGGGGTTGCACAAGTTGAATGCGTTTTGCCATCCTGCATCTCGGTCGAGCATCGTCATGAGTTTCTGAATTCGTGGATCGAGAGCGTGCATCGGTGCGCTGGCCTTCACGATGACGTAACAGAACCACTGGAGTAGATGGTAGATGTCCACGCCCAGCGCGTTGCAACAGGCATCGAGCACTTCTGCCATCGATGGGTCTATCTTCGAGCCGATTTGCTCAAATCGTTCATCTTTTGTCTTTGCCATTTTCTATTTCGAGATTAAGTTTATCAATCAATGGTGCCACGCCTGGCATGGCAATCTTCACGTCGGCAATCGATGTCAACGGTTTGGAGTTGTTAATCATGCGGATCACCACGTCTGCGATGTCGGCCTTCTCACCGTCTTCCTCGCGCCACCATTCCGTGACTGGTGTGGTGTCGATACTGAGACGGTCGTAGTGCATCTGCTCGGCCTTGATCTTCCATTTGTCTATTCCGTCGCGGTCAGGATAGAGGATGATTTGCCGACCTTGGTCGATCAGCGGCTTCAGTCTGTCACGGGTGATCATCTCTAAGCCACCACAAGCCATCCAAAGCTGCTGTGCATGGTTGCCGTAAGCAATCGCCATCAGCAGCGCGGTCTTTTCGCTCTCCACCAGTTTGATGGTGGCATGACGGTAGAGATTCAGCAGGTGCATTCCAAAGAAGGTGATATGCGGTTCTTCCTTATCTGGGTTGTAAATGTTTGGAAATGGGTATGGCGGTTCGTCGGTCCACTCGCGCCGTTCAGCATCCCAATGCTTACTGAGCACCGAGTGAATGAAGTCGAAACTCCAAGAGGCTTGTTTGTCGCGGTGACCGTCTGCGCGGTACTTCATCATCTTACCTGTGCGCACCTTTCCGCTCTCGTCGATCTGCCAGAAGATCGTGTGGCCATTCTTGCCGTGACCGACATGATAATTGTTCAGCATCTGCTCCACACGGGCGCGTTGCACATAGTCCCAGTTGATGCCTTTGCGAATCCACGTCACGAGGTTGTCTGTCGAGAGGTCAACCTGCGTGCGCTTCACCATCGGCATTGGTAGCACAAGCGTCGGCATTGGTGGCGGTGCTGGCTTCGGTGTGTATGTCCAATCCACATCCACGTTGTCCACGTCGATATTGTACTTCTTTCCAAGCCATCTGATTGCATCTGGATAACTTAGCTTTTCGTGGTTCATCAGGAACTCGATCACACCTCCCTTGGCTCCACAGCTGAAGCACTTGTAACAGTTGCCCTTCGGATAGACGATGAACGAACCGAGCGAACGGTCATCATGGAACGGGCACAGAGCCTTGTATCTGACCCCTGTCTTCTTCAGTCCGGCGCGGTTGCCTGAGCCATAACTTCCGAGGCAGTCCTGAATCACCTCCTCGATCTTCGCCGTATCAAGAATCTTGTCGATAATCTGCTTGTCGATTTTAGGCATAGTCTCAAAAAAATAATATTGTAAAGCCAAAATACGCGCGCGCCCGACCGCGTGTGTGGATTCGCTGCCGTCAGCCCGCCCACCACTTGGCGGGCATAGGCATCGCATCCCGCAGGCGGGTAGCCGTTGGTTTGAAGTTCTTTACACCTTTAGGTGTAAAAAGGAAATTGGTTTAAAGTTTTAGAATGGCATATCCTCGACTGGTTGTAACATGTACGAACCATTGCCAGCCTTTATCGTTGATTCCTCCAAATATCCCAAGTTTAGAGCTGCCTGAAGGTTGGCTTGCTGTCTGCCGTCATTCCTTACACCACCAATCTCACCAAACACGGCTTTTTTGATGTTCGTGCGAGTCATTGGCCATTCGTATTTATCTTTGGCCGTCTCAATCCATTCACGTATCTGACGTGGATCATCACATTCCGGCTGTTCCTTAGACTTACTGCTCAGGTTCGTGCCTGAACTGATGATACGTGGTACACCAAGGTTACCAGCATCGTCAGTGATTTCAAACTTCCAGTCGTCGAGGTCTTTGTCTCGCGCATCCTGTTGTTTCACGGTGAATGTCACGCCATTGGCGGTCTTGGTCTTGATACTGACCAATGTGTCGCTGACCTTGTTACCTAACTCCGTACCAATCCATCCGCGCATCTTAGCGTCTTCCACTTCATTGTTGCGTGATGGGTTTTGGTGGAGTGCCAGCCATATCGACAGGTTTCGTTCTTCTGCGATGCTACCGAAGTAGTCGAGAATGGTGGTGCCAGCTTCCTCATCGTTGATGGATGCCACGAGGTCACGCAAGCCGTCGATAAACACCACGTCAGGTTGAATCATCTCAATGGCGGTCTTAATGAGCTCGAAACGTTGGATGTATGGCCGTTTGTCCTCATTCCTCGGCATGTTCTTCAGCCACAGCACGGCGAATCGGTCTTCAGGGAATGGCGCATTCATATCGACATCGCAGAGCCAGTGGACGCGCCTCATGACCTTCGCACTCGATAGCCGCTCCATCTCTGTGTCGATATAGAGTGCTCGAGGTTTGTGACCAAGAAACTCTATGGTGCGCTCAGGCACTCGCAGACCTGGAAGATACTGTTGCACCCGTTCGCACCCGTCGCCAACGATAGCGGCTATCAGTTCAGTGAAAACGAATGATTTTCCGTTCTTCTTCTGTCCTGACATGGCTCCCATTCCACCGATCTTGGAGAACGGAACGCCGTTGTATTCCAACATGTAATATGGCTCTGGGTAGTTCTCGCGTGGGTCGAGCAGATAAGGCCTGATTCGGTTCCACGCCAGTTCTTCAGCCGTCGCCGTCTGAGGGATATTGTTACTTTCTTCTGTCATAGTTCTTATAGTCGGATTCTCTTAAAATCCCGTTTTTTCACATCGAACATACTGAGTTGTGTCGGCATGGTGGTGAGCCAGTTGATGACTTGAAGCGTCTTCAACTCGTCGTCGCCAGTTCTGTCAGCCAACAGGCGCACCATATTATACCACCAGTCACAATCTTCTGCGAAGTCATCCGCATCTTTGTGTGTGTAAAGTCCGAGCGTTGTCCGCTTCGTGCATTTCTGTACGTCCTGAAGGGCTTTTGTCAGCTGCTTGAATCGAAGTTTGTCCTCGCGCTCAAACGTCGCTCCAAACGGCCTTAGAATACTCTCAGCATCCATCACCAAGGTCTCGCAAACATCTGCCAGACAGTAAGCCATATTGAGGCATATCGTCGCCTTCTGAACAATCGCGTGCAACTCCTCGCGGCTCTTGCCTGTAGTTTGTATCATTCCGCAACGGTCGATGACATCATCCAGTTCATCGCGCTCTCTCGTATTTTCGCTCATAGGTTCTGCTTATTAAGTAAACAAGCGGTAGCCCGTAGGCCACCACTCGGGGAAATAGTCATCAGAATGGGAGGTCATTTTCGTCTTGATTAATGGGTTGAACTTGGTTTCCGTATTGGTCTACCTGTGGCGGGAATGGTGGCCGCTGCTGCGTTTGATACTGAGATGTGGGCTGTTGTCCAACTGGCTGCTGAATCGCCTGCTGTGCGGGCTGATTCTGCGCCTTTCGGACTGATTCAATCTTGTAGAGACGGATGTCGTTGATGATGCCTGTCGTGCCGTCCTGCTTGGTAAATTCACGGGTTCGGTGTCCGAATCCACAGCGCACCTCCATTCCTTCTTTCAGGTTGTCGATGACGTTCGTGTCGAAGGTTTCCAGCATCACGCTGTCAGCGTAGCGGTCACTCTCATGCTCGAAA